GTTTGAGTGGCAGACAGACGAGCTTGCACAGGCTGCTGCGAATCAACAGTTACAGGGCGATGTGCCTGATGCCGACGCTGTGGTAGAAACAGTCATGGCTCAGAATCAAACGCAGATCAGTTTCAAAGTGGTGGCAACCACGGGTACTGCTGAAGCGGTGGATTTTGCAGGTAGACGCAGTTCGCAAGCTTACCAAATGGCTAAGAGAGCCAAGGAAATCAAGCGAGACATGGAATTTACGTTGACTGGAAATTCCGTACGTGTGGTGGGTACTACGACTGCTGTACCAAAGACTGCTTGTTTACAGTCTTGGTTGGGTGCGAAGACTACAGCTACGTCTAATTTGATAAATGGTGGCGCTCCTACTGTGATTGGTTTGGTAAACGTCGATTCTAGCACGTATGCTAATGGTACTGCTGTTAAGACAGGTACTACGCCTACGGTTCAATTGACCGAAGCTATGATTAATCTCGTTGTTCAGCGATGCTACGAAGCAGGTGGTTCTCCAGATACGATGTTCTGTAAACCTGATCTAAAGGTTAGGTTATCTGCAATAGCAGGTGCGTCACTCGCTGAATTAAGAACAGTTACCAAGGGCGATAAGATGGCCCATGCTGTTAATGCAGTTGATGTTGTGGTGACTGACTTTGGTACGTTTAAGTTTGTTCCAAATAGGTTCTGCGATCAGGCTAGTACGGGTATTATATACGTAATGGACTGGGATTACTGGTCAGTTAATTACTTACGCCCGTTCCAGACGCTCAATCTTGCTAAGACTGGTGATAACGTGAAGCAGATGATGCTTGCGGAGTACGGTCTTGAAGCTAAGAATGGTCGTGCTTCAGGTGCGATAGTAGGTGTAAAGGCGTAATATTGTTATTGTACAATAGTACACCAACGATAGTGGTACAAGATAGTGTGCTGGCAGATGATCTCTGTCAGTACATTATCACCTTTGCTGAAGATGCTGTACCAAAGCCTAATCTTATTGCTTCTAATGGAAAAGACGTTAGGGATGAGATGAGGACGAGTAAGGGTATAGGTATGGATTTTGAAGAGAATGAGGCCATTGATGATATTTATAAATCAATGTCAGAAATGTGCCATCTACCCATTAGTCATGCTGAACCAATGAGTATCCAGAGATACAAACCTGGAGAAGAATACAAACCTCATTGGGACGCCTGGGCACGTAATGAAGACTTACCCAAGAGTACAAGGCTAGAAGAGTGTGGTAATAGAGCAGTTACTATAATTGGGTGTTTGAATGATTCAGATGCTGCTACAGTATTCCCACATTTAGGGCTTGGCATACAGTCTATGAAAGGCAGGGTTATTATGTTTGGTAACCTTGATGAAGATAAGGAACCCCACCCATTGTCAATGCACATGGGGACTACTCCTAGAGAGGGGGAAAAATGGATATTTACTTTGTGGTTTAGGGAGAAACCTTTTATGAAAACTGAAAAAACACTTTCAAAAAAGAAGTCTGGGAAGAAGCCTATTGAAAGAGATTTTGATCCTGATAAACATTCAGAAAATGTAATGAAGAAAGCAAAAGAGATGATGAAAGAAAGAGGAGCAATGCCGACATGAAATTTGAACCTGTAAGACCTAGTTATGTATCTGAAGAACCAGATGGAACAATAACGGTTAATACTGTTCAGGACGCACAACCAATTGTAGATGAGGCTAAACAAGCTGCTAATGCTTACGGCTCTCCTCTAACCCCTGGTAAACAGCATCATGGTATGAGGGTTGCCACTATTCCTTTCAATGTATATGAAATGTGGATGAAGGAAACTAATGGGGAAATACAGAAAGATCCAAAACTATTGAAGAAATATCTTAACGATCCTGACAACAAGTATTTCAGAACAACACCAACGAGGGTATAGTTATGTGGTTATACAAACCAGGACAACCTGGATTTATACAGACGAATTATGCTATTCTTAATCAGAATATATATTTCTTTTCTCGTAAGTCATAAGATATGGCAATTAATACATACGGTACACTAAAGGCCGCAGTAGCAAACTGGCTCGATAGAGATGATCTATCAGATAGGATACCTGAATTCATTTCACTGTCTGAAGCAATATTCAATAGAACATTGCGGATAAGGGCTATGGAGACTACAGTATCTGATAGCACTCCTAGCGGGAGTAAGGAAGATGCTCTCCCAACAGGATACTTGCAGATGCGGGAGATTCACTTGGAAACGAGTCCGGTGGTTTCGTTGTCTTATATTACTCCTGAAATAATGTACAGAATAAGAGCTGGGAGTACGAATTCTAAACCGAATAGCTATACTATAATGGGCGACAATATTCTATTTGGTCCGACCCCAAATAGTGTATATACTTACAGTATGACGTACTATAAAGCATTGGCTGCTCTTTCTGATGATGATCCAACTAACTGGGCAATACTGAATGCACCTGATCTTTACATGTATGGAACCCTTCTACAGGCAGAGCCATTCCTAATGAATGATGAAAGAGTTCCATTATGGGAAAGAGGATTTAGACAAGCAATTTCAGACTTACAAGAACAAGATAATAAAGACAGGCATTCAGGCTCAGAGATGAGAGTCATGAATACTTCTGGCTACTACTAGGGTGTAGATTATGGCATTAGAAACTGGTAATTATATTAGTGCGCTAGTACGCACAAACCCCTTATCCTCCGATCCTGTGTCCGAGGGCGATGACCATCTGCAATTAATCAAGAAAATTTTGCAGAAAACATTTCCCCTGGGAACTGATGCTAGTGGTTCCACAAGTGGTGTAGGTCCAGGTCAGGCAGTACAGGTCATCATAGCGAAATCTACAGCACCAACTATAAGCGGTAGTGCTGCGGAATCTATGGGATTGGTTTGGTTAGATACGACTGCTAACTTATTAAAGATAAGAAACCAAGCTAACGATGCTTGGATTACGCTGGCTGTAGACCCTGAGACAAGCAACTCAGTAGATGTAAATGCTGGTACTATAGATGGTGCTATCATAGGTGGTACTACACCAGCAGCAGTAACGACTACAAGTTTAGTAGCAACTACTGCTGATATAAATGCAGGTACGGTGGATGGGACAACTGTTGGCGCGAGTTCTGCATCAACAGGAGCTTTCACTACAGTAACAACTACTGGAGCTTTAACGGTAGGAACTGATATAACAATATCAGGCGATGACATAATTATGGCAACTAATACGGATGCGTATATGCTGGTTGCTGATGGAACTAGTTATAATCCTGTAGCTATTACTGGCGATGTTACACTTACCAATACTGGCGTTACAAGTATTGGAGCTGATAAGGTTATTACTGTTAAGATATTGGATGCTAATGTCACCAATGCTAAATTAGCTAACATGGCTGCAAATACAGTTAAGGTACGGAATGCAAACTCATCTGGAGTTCCTTCTGACGTAGCTTTAGCAACTACTCAAGTGCTGATTGGTGACGGGACCGGCTTTACGGCTGCTGCATTGTCTGGCGATACAACCATGACCAATGCTGGGGTTGTTACTGTAGGAAAGATACAGGGAACTTCCGTCAGTGGTACTGCTCCTACGAACGATCAGTACATGAAGTACTCATCTTCATCCACAGAATGGCAGATGGTATCCATTGTTGGTTCTGATAAACTGACAACCAAAGGTGACTTACTCGCATATAATACAGTAGACTCGGAAACACGGTTTGGTATTGGAACTAATACTCATGTATTGACAGCAGATTCTTCAGCCACTAATGGATTTGACTGGGCTGCGGTTACTGTGTCTGATGGTGCGATAACCAATGCTAAGATGGCAGACATGGCTGCTGGCACTGTTAAGGTAAGAGATGCTGGCTCAAGTGGTGTTCCATCTGATGTTGCCCTGACCACTACCCAGATACTGATTGGTGATGGTGCAGGTGTAGCTGCTGCTTCACTGAGTGGCGATGTTTCGATGACCAATGCTGGTGTGGTAACTATAGCAAACGATGCAGTAGAACAGGCTATGA